CGCTTGACTCAAGTATTTCAGATGCTATCTTTTAAACATGGACAACGAAAAACTAGAAAACGCAGTAAACCTCGGAACGAACTATCCTTCCGAATCCGCTTACAACGAATTTGTTGCGAAGCGTCAAGCAATCGCCGATGAAGTTAACGGCGGCGAGATCGGAGAAGTAATCCGCTACGAAAAAAATGCAAAAGGCGTTGAGTGCTTTTTTGCTCCAAGCATTAATGCACGTTGGAAAAACGACTTTTCATAAAAGCGTAATTCAGAGAGCGTCGATATCGGCGCTCTCTTTTTTTGTCTGAATACTAACGGTATAATGATTAGGTTTTTTCTGCCATAAATACTAACGTTTTTAAAATGAGGCTGCTTGCAGACTGAAAAGTTTTCCAGGCCTAAATACTAACGTTTGCGAGATTAGGCTGCTTGCAGACTGAAAAGTTTTTTCACCCTAAATATTGTATTCAGATTCTGAATACGTCTGCGTATGAAAAGTTTTTCCGCCCCAAATAATAACGGTCGCAAGATTAGGCTGCTTGCAGACTGGTTTTCTTTCATCCCGGTCCGGCCATGTATCGACTTCCTGGATACATACCACCAGGCCGCTACAGTATCATGCCAAAAAAAGGCCGCGCATAGCTCCGAAAAAAAAGAAAAAAAAACTGAAAAAAGAATTTGACAGCGTCCCTTAGTTATACATTCTCGGAGATAGATTCACTTGAATCATCTTTGACAGTTCAGCAGTTCCGACAGACTTCTCCCTTGGCGGGGATTAGAGAAGGGGCTGACTAGAATACCACAAACTAACCACACACAGAAAAAACATATGAATAAAGTTAACGAAATTATAACTGACAGAATCATTAATGCACTTGAAAATGATATCGTGCCTTGGCGTAAACCTTGGCAAAGCAAGTTGCCTTGCAACTTCGTAAGCGGTAAGACTTACAAGGGCGTTAACCTATTCCTACTGGCCTTACAACCTTACTCATCTTCTTACTGGCTTACATTTAAGCAAGCCAAAGAGAAGGGCGCTAAGGTTATGAAGGGCGAGCGTTCAACACAGATAGTCTTTTGGAAGATTAGCGTGTATAAGGATAAAGACGGGACAGAAAAGAAAGTGCCAATGCTTCGCTACTATAACGTGTTTAACGTTGAGCAGTGCGAAGGGCTGGAGATTCCTACTGAAGCGGAAAGGCCAGACTTCAAACCTATTGAAGAAGCCGAGAAGCTGGCCAAGTCTTACCTTGAACGTGAGAGCATAAAGCTGGAGAAGGCAACAGAAGCCTTTTATGTTCCAGTAAGGGATGTGATTGCAATGCCAAGCAAGCAGTCATTCATGAAGCCAGAGTATTACTATTCAGTGCTGTTTCATGAGATAGGCCATTCAACAGGGCATGACTCAAGGTTGAAGAGGGGATTGACTGGCAATTTTGGAAGCGAACCATACGCTAAAGAAGAGTTAATTGCCGAGATGACAAGCGCCTTTGCTTGTGCCTCACTTGGCATTGATAACACAGTCATTGACAACAGCACGGCCTATATCAAAGGCTGGCTTAAGAAGCTGAAGAGTGACCCGTCAATGGTAGTAAGTGCAGCGGCCAAAGCCAGCAAGGCATTCGACCTAATAGTAACAGAGAAGGTTGAAGCATAATAACAAGTCGTATCATTAATAGTGATACGACTTTTTTGTGCCTAAATACATAACGTTACTATGATTAGATAAAAGTTTTATTAAAGCTAAATAAATAATGGCAAATAAAGTAATGTGCTCGCCTGGCTACCCGGCCCCTGGCTACCGCCGGGCACTGTATTTGATTTCCGGATACAAACTGACTCACCTTGCAACCGTGAGGATTTAGCTAATCTTGCAACCGTTAGTTTTTGACTCACCTTGCAACCGTTAGTTTATGTAAAAGTCATATCATCATATCATGATACGTTGATATGTATTCACCAGGTGGACTATGAAAAAGATTCATTTTTCTTCATTTATGCACTTGACGCGTTAATCCATTGGTATACCTTCGTTTATGTAGGGGAGCAATTCAGCTCAAACAACCTTACCTTATAGCATATGAACAAACTAACTGCACTTCAAAAAATCCAGCCAATGTCATTCAGCGTTGCGCGAATCGTATCGAACAAAAAGCCTCTCAAGGCTTTCTCTCATCTCACTATTACCAAAGTGATCTTGGCGACTGTTAGAGTCGGCGGTGAGTTCAAAAACCTCAAGGTAAACGCCGACCGCGAGACTGGTTCGCTACCGTGGGGCGAATGGGAAAACTACCCATACTCAATCACTCACAAAGGGAATCGTTACCTTCGCATTTACCTAGGAAGATCAATGAAAGTCATTTACTTTATTGATGGCGTAAAAGTTGCTTCTAACGTTGCAAAGGAAATGCTTCCAAAAACCAAGCCAAGCCAAAAACCACTTTGCATTACTGTAAAGGAAAGCGGACTAGTGAGCCTAAAGCAAAATGGAAAGGAAATGATTAATGAAAGCGTTTGAATTTTTCGCAGTGATTCTTTTCGCATTCATCATAGCGTTAGGAATTCTTTTAGGAATTCAGCTAGATGATAACGCTCAAGAGATTCAGCAAGCGACTTGGCATAAAGCAAATTAAACTAACGGGGGGTGATTAGCGTCACCCCCCCTTTTTTGAAAAAATTTGCCAGCCAACCGGCGAACAAATCAGGCGGGGGTAATCCACACCCCAATCCGAAAATTCTTTTTTTTATTTTCTACCTTATTATATATACTATCTATTATTCTTATTAACCCCCCCCCTATTTAATATAAAACTGGTAGACTTTTACTAATCCACTTATAAGAGTGGATTAAAAAAAAATCGGGGGCTATTTTGAATTTGGGGATTCTACCCATTTAACGAAATCACCTATATCCTTTAAGTCTTTGTACTCTATTTGATATCTGCTTTGATCATAAACGAAATTATCAGTTTTGGTTCCAGCCTGTTTTAGTTCTGCAATGTTTAAGAATCTTTTTTTGGATATTATGCCAGCTATCCAGACTCGGCTAAAATCATTCATGACTCTGCTAAATATATAATAGTCTGTATGGCGATTTACTTGTTCTTCATATAGTGTGGCGCTATAATGTTTTTGGGGCTTTGAATTGCAGCCCTGAGCCTTGGAATCAATTGTATTGCCCTGAAATGTAAAATCTACTTCCCAGCTATCTGAATATTCTAAAGGGTATGCATATTTTATGGCAGATTCTGCAAGGTAGCTAGTCATTCTTTGGCGTTCATTAGTTCTATGAGTACCATGATTGCCAAATTTGTCAAAAAACTCTTTATTTCTTTCTTTTGCTTCTTTTAATATTTTTTCTGTTACTTTAATTTCTATCATAATTTAAAACGCCGTAATAGTTTTTAATAATTGAATATTTTCTATTTTTCCTTATATTATTATTAATGGATGGATACATTTCTTATCTTCTCGATAACTACTCTACAATTTCGGACGAAATAATTATTGATTGTCAAAATGCGATAACTGCTGAGGAAGTTTCTAACTTTTTTAGTATTGCACGGGATGGAACAAAAGTCAAGGGGAAAAGGGAGGAGATTTTCAATAAAGTAGTTCCAATTGAAAAATACGGTGAGTATCATGTTTACCAAATGGAAAATTTGCTGCCTATCATTATAAAGCCCGAAAAGGGGGATAAATACTTTGCGGCGATTTTAGATTTAGAGGGAAGTTTTAAATGGAATAAAAAAGATGATAAGATGTATCCCATTGCTGCATTTCGTAAAAAAAATATTCTAGACGATTTGTGTAATTTTTTAAGAAAAACCTATAAGGATAATATTAATATTCAAGGCAAGGAATTGCTTTTTGTATTGGATCGGCTTAAAGATAGTCTTATTGTGCGGAAAAGAGAGGCCGAACTTATGGTTGACTGTCTTATGGAGCCAGATAACCCATATTACGCGGAGGCACTCGAAAATTACACAAAAAATAAAAAGAAATAACAAATTAAATTAATAATTTCGATATAACTGTAATAATAACTATGGCAAAGAAAAGCACTGTTAAACCTAAGGAGCCTAAAGAAGCTCCATTTGATTTTAGTAAGTATCATTTTGATATAGACCAAAAATTTAAATTAACTAAAAAGCAAAAAGAAATTTTAAAAACATGCCAAAATCCAGATACAAAAATGGTTATTTTGGATGGTCCAGCAGGAGTTTCAAAAACTTATGTTGCAATGTTAATTGCTTTAGAGAAATTAAGAGATAAAAAGGTTAATGGCATAACTGCTTTAAGATCTTCTGTAATTTCAGCTGATTCTGAGATAGGATTCTTGGCTGGTAGTATTGATGATAAGATGAAGTACTTTGCTAACCCATTTGGTCAAAAATTAAAAGAATTGCTTAAAAATTCAGATGTAGAGGTTATTTCGAAAAAGCTTTTGGATGTTTTACCAGTTTCATTTTTACGCAGCTATTCTTTTACTGATGAATGCTTGATTCTTAGTGAATCGCAGAATGTCATGAACGAATCTCTCTTCTTGTGCGCTTCTAGGGCTGGTGAGGGGTGTTTTGTAATTATGGAGGGGGATAGCCAGCATCAAAACGATCTTGGCAAAAAAAGCGGGTTTAAAAGATTTTGTGAAGTGTTCGATGATGAAGAGTCTAGAGATAACGGAATCCATTATTTTAAATTTGGAATTGAAGATATTGTTAGAAGTGAATTTGTAAAATATTTGATTACGAAGAGAATTAAAGAAAATATATAATTTTCTCCGATACAGACAAAAACTGTAATCAAATATATGAAAATAAAATATTTTTTTATAATATTTCTGTGTTCTTGTCTCATTTCGTGTAATAGCTTTGACTTTAAAAAAAATCAAAGAGAAGGTATTATCAATAAGATAGGAGAGCAAAAATCCCTACAAATTGAGAGAGCCTCTGGCGCTATTCACGCTACGGAGACTATATTGAATAAAAGTCCAAATAAGGATATTTATACGGAAGCAGCCAAAAAAACAAATAGCCTTGCCAGCAATGCTTTGCCAAGTACTAGCCTAGGGGAAGAGAAGAGGTGGGGAGAAATAGCTGAGGACTTGATTCAAGGTAACGATAGAAAATATAATAAAATTAAAAATGAGCTAATCAAATCTGAAGAAAAGGAACATAAATTAGAAAAAAAATTAGCGGATACAACAAGCGAACTATTCTTTTTGCATGAAGAAATTACAGAAGGACATCAAAAGGAAATAGAAGAATTAATGAGGAGTCAAGAGCTGAAAAAGAAGCTAATGATGTATTTTGCGGGTGCAGCTGCGTTATGTGCCATTGGAAGTGCGATTCTTGGTTATTTTTTAGGTATAAGGATTGCAATAAACGGTGCTATTGCTGCTGGATTTTTTGGTCTTGCAGCTTATTTAGTAACCCAATCTTTCTTCGCTTATATCGCCGCTGGTATGGCAGTAGTAATGTTTGCTGGAACAATATACTATGTGTGTGGGCAACTAAGACCCAAAAGGGCTATAAAGAAGACTGCGGAAGTTTTAGAAAAAATGTCTAATAGTGAGGAAGGGGATAAACGTAATGCTGCCAAATTAGTTAAGAAAGAAATCCAGAACTCTTTAGTTGGGAAAGAGGCGCAAAAGCATAAGGAATATGTCAGATCAATTAAAAAAGAATTTTAGTTGAAATTTGTAATAAATTATATATAATACACTCTATAAGACTTTAGTAAGAAACTTTTTTTAAAAAAAATAAATTATGAAATATTGCATGGAATGTGGAAGTAAAATTGAATCCTCAGGTGGTAAGATGCCTAAGTTTTGTATGGAATGTGGAGAGTCTTTAGACGGAGAGTCAAAATCCACTTCTGGTCAAGGAGAAAATATTTCCGAATGTAACTCTGTTGAGCCAGATGATATGTTTGAAATTGAAGGTTCGAGTCAAGACCCAGACTCTTCTGTATTCACCTTTGGAAAGGTGTTGGGATCTAAAGAACATAAAACCAATTTAAACCGGCCCAAAGGTTCTAAAGATATTAAAGATTTAAAAAATCGACTGACGAATAGAGAGTCTATAGACGCTGGCCGATAATGTCTATATCTTTTGACCAACTTGAGCCAATTGTCGATTTGATATTGGAAAAAAATCGTCCTAAGTGGAAACTTGGTGCGATTAGGCATTTTGACTTTGATGACTTAAAGCAGGAAGTTAAAATTCATGTATATAACAAGCTTCATATGTGGAATCGGAAAAGACCTTTCGAGCCTTGGGTGAGCCAAGTGATCCACAATCAAATACAAAATAAAAAAAGAAATTTATGGAGAAACCATGAAAAGCCCTGTTCTGGCTGCTACTTCAACAAAGGTATGGGAAATTGTTCCTTTACTAGTTCTGGCAATCAATGCTATGAATGTCCAGAATTCTCTCATTGGGAGAAGAAGAAGAAAAACGCCTATGAGCTAAAAACAGCCATTTCCGTAGAAAATGAGGGCGGCGAAATCCCCTATGGTTCTCCAGTAGAGATAGACCACGAAGCATTTTTGAGAAGATTAGATTCTATCTTAAAGAGTGACTTAGAAGAAGATTATCTTGATTTAGTAACTTATAATATATTTAAATTAACTTGGATTGAAAAACTGTCTGACAATGAGATTGCTAAAAAAATGGGTTATAAAACTAATGAGGAAAATCGAGGAGCAGGTTATAGAAGTTTAGCCAGCCACAGGAAAATTGTTCATAAGAGAGCGAAAGAAATACTAGAAAAAGAAGATTACAATTTTATTTAGTTGATTATCAAATATTTACGAAATCTTTAGTAATAAATATGAAAAACAAAAATCCAGTCGAACTAACAGAGAATCAAAAAGAATGGATACTTAAAAATGGTGAAGGCCTTGATTGGGGTATTAACGAAATTACTAAGAGTGTTTTCGGAGATAACACCAAAGATGGACGATCATTTGAGGGCAAAGCTGTAAGTACTTTTATTTTGGAGCATGTTGGCGCTAAACCAAAAGTTAGGACAGTTAATTCGGATGATTATAAAGCTTTCGAGCTAGAGCAGCATCAAATAGATTTTTTACTTTCAAACGCTAAAGATTTGACCACATACGAAATTGCTTTAAACCTATGGCCAGAATTCAAAGATAAAAATTATAAAGAAGTTGCTTTCACAAAGGAAGTTAGAAGTCTACAAAGATATATCGATAATAATTTGGGGCACGAGTATTTTCTATCTAAAAATAAACCTCTGCATGGACAGGGTGGATTTAAGCCTCCAAAAAATATCGAGCGCTGCGTTCCATTGATATCTCAATACACGGGACTGGATATTAAGTTTAGCAAATTAAAGCATGACGAGAAGAGATCTATTGAGAAATTGTGCAAAAACCTAAGGAGGGCATCTTTGGGGAAGACGGTCGAACAATTTAGATCTAATAACGAAAAGGAATTATTTTTAGAAAGTTTCATATCTGACACTTGGGACAAATACAATCTAACCCCCGGCGAAGTTTCTCAGTATGTTGACTTAGCTGGTGAGCGAGTGAATTTATACCAGATCAAACAATATCAGCAAGACCTACAAGAGCAGTTGGACGATGATATGCATAGTGAAGATGGTAAATTGAGGTATACTCTTATTGATGCCATTGACAAGCAGATTCAGAATCGAGATAAATGCATGAACCGCATTCAGAAGTTGCAAGATAGTTTAGAGGGATCTAGAACTAAAAGACTCGAAAAAGAGGGGGGAGACCAAGTAAATATTTTAACTCTCTGTGAGGATTTAGCTAAAGAAAAGAAACGTATGCGTTTAACTAAAATGCTCGAAAAAGAGCGTGACAAGGTTGTCAATGTTGTAAATGAAATCGAAGACATGACAGACTATACCGCGAGACTGTATGGCGCAAGTAGGGGGGAACTTTTAAATTGAGATATTCAAACTTCAAAACTGAAAAAGAATTTAAAAAATTTTTAAGAGATAATAAACTTTTGATTAAGGATTATTTCGAAAAATTTGAGCCTCGTTACGATCTATTTACTAATATTCAGTTAGAATTTAAAGATCGAAAGACTTATTTTAATATTGATTTTTCTGATAAAAGGCATATGGCCAAATGGTTGGGGGATCAGTATAAGGATGTGCAAAGAGATTATATCTTAAAAAAGCTAAAGGTAAAGTCGAAGGAAAAGGAGTGGAAGTTTGCACCCTCGCAAGTCGAGTGCCGATCAATTAAAGAAATACCAGCGTTAAACGTCATTAATTACTGCGAGGATGATAAGATGTGGCAAGAACTAGGTCTTACCCGCAGATATCAATACAAAAGCTTTAAGGGGCAATTTTGTGGGATAGAGGACAGTATTTTAGCAATTGATAGTCGAGAACAAAAGCCTCTTGAATTTAATACACAAACTTTAAAGAGTAAGCTGGATTTTGGAGACTATTGCTTTATAAATGAACCTTACTTTTGTAATGTTTTTATTGAGAGAAAATCTATTCAAGATTTATGGGGAACGATGTCAAAGGGTTACGATAGATTTCAGCGTGAGATTGAAAGAGCCAAAAAACAGAATGGATATTTAGTGGTAGTAGTAGATTATGCTTTTTCAAAAGCGCAGTCCTATAATCATAATAAAAAACATTCACTAGCAACTGCTAAATTTATCTTTCATAGAATAAGAGAACTTATGCAGGGATATGATAATGTACAATTTGTATTTTCTGGCGGTAGAAAAAAAAGTGTGGAGTTATTTGAAAAAATAGGGATATTGGGTGAAAATGTTAAGACTATTGATTTACAATATTGTTTAGACATGAAGAAAATTTAATTATGGCTTTTATTGAGGGAAACTTTGCAAAAAATAAAGAAGATATTATTGAGAGAATCAAAAATATCAAGGGAGATATTACAGAAGCAGAATCTAGATTATTAGCTGCTGAAATATTTGAATCTCAGCCTGGATTTTTATATAACTTATTAACTGGAGAAGAGCTGTTTCCTTTCCAAATACTAAAATGTAAAATGTTTTCCCAGAGAGATATGTGCTTGGACATATCTGCCCGTGGTGCAGCCAAATCATTTACTGCTGCCGTTTTTTGTCTTTATTATGCAATTACTCACCCAGGAATTAAAATTCTGGTATTAGGTCCATCATTACGCCAATCTGCAATTATATTATCTTATATAATGGATATCGCGAAAAAGGAGAATGCTCATTTCCTCAGACAATTTCTATCTAAAGATGCGTATAAAAGAAAGCCAGAAAGACATTCTATCCAGATAGGAGAATCTGAAGTATTTGCGATGTCTTTAGGTGACGGCAAAAAGATTCGTGGTGCTCGTGCTCAAGTAATTATTCTTGACGAAGCCTTCGCCATTCCTAATAACATTATTGACGAAGTTATTGGTCCGATGATGGTTGTCCGTGCTAATGTTTCTGAAATTAAGAAAATACGCGAAAAAGAGAATAAGATGATTGAAGCAGGGAAAATGAAAGAAGCGGATCGTCAAAAATTTGATAATAATAAACTTATAATGCTTTCATCCGCTTGTTATGAATTCGAACCTCTTTATAAGCGATTTAAAGATTATATTGAAAAAATAAATAATCCCGACTTTTTAAAAACAAAAGAACACAAAGAGTCCGAATTGTCATACGGTATTGTTAATTTTGGATGGGAAGCTATCCCAGACGAACTTCTTGCAAGGGGATATATTTTAGGTGAAAAAGCTAGAATGTCCGAAGATGCTTTTAGGAGAGAGTACGAAGCTCAATTTTCTCCAGACTCCGCAGCATATTTCAAAATGTCCAAAATGATTGAATGCACGTTGCAACCTAGCGAATACCCTACAATCGAACTTAGGGGGGACGACAAAAATAAATACGCTTATATACTCGGTATTGACCCTAATTATAAAAACTCTGAAGATTCAGACCACTTCGCGATGTGCGTAATGAAGGTAGATAAGTCAAATACTAAAATCGGGTACGTAGTACACAATTATGCGGTTGCGGGACTTAATTTAGACTCAACAATGAGATACCTAATTTACCTAATTACCCATTTTAATATCGAATATATTTGCTTGGATGCTGGTGGTGGTGAATCTTTTTTAGAGGCTTGCAACAATTCATCACTATTTAAGACTCGCAATATAGAGTTAAAGACTTTTGATGCGGTATTCGACAAAGGAGATAAAGAATTAAGAGAATCTAAAAAACAATATGATCCCCAAAACAACGTGAAAGTTCATATTCAAAACTTTCAATCAAAGTGGATTCGTGATGCCAACGAATATCTACAAATGTGTTTTGATCATAAAAAAGTTAGATTTGCATCTATGCCTATGGATTCAGATTTTGATTCGCTCAAGAAGTGCGACATACCTATTGAAGATATAGATTTTACGACTAACATAGATTTAACTGGACTATCCGCTAACGACAAAAATAAAGAAAAGAAGCGTCAGCTTATTGAACATCAAACATTTTTAATTGATCTGACCAAGAGTGAATGTGCTAACATAAATATTACTACTACAGCCCAAGGAACTCAATCTTTCGACCTACCATCAGCATTGAGAAAGCAAACTGGCCCAGAGAAAACTCGTAAAGATAATTACTCAGCCTTACTACTCGCCAATTGGGGTCGCAAATGCTATGAGACTCTACAAGAAGTTACTGTAGATGCTGTGAATCCTTGGGACAATTATAGACCTGAGATGTTCTAATTTTATCTACATTGTCTCCAAGAATTCCTTCCAACTCTCTTTGATTAATTCTTCGTCTTCAAATTTTTCTCTTTTTTCGTGCCACTCTGGATTAATCCATCCAACCTTGGCATAATAACCTTTTCCCCTTGTATCTACATATTCATCGTTGAGTTCTAGTTTTTCACCATTGTAATAAAGATCTTGGATAAATGCTCCAAAATCTGTTTCAACAAGACTAGCCGAAATAAGTTTTGAATCGAAATCTTCTGCCTCTAATTCCCAACTGCAAAAATCACCTTTCTCTGCGCTGTGAAAAATCAGTACTGGAACTGAACCATGTTCAGAGTCAGTTATATAAGCTTCGCGGCTCATAAGGCAACTCACTGGTACTTCCTCTTCAATCTCTACCTCTTCTCCATCCTTAATTTCGTAAGCGGTCAAATTAGAATCGGAATACATTCCGAAGCCATGCTCTAAATCAGCATCATCATAGAAGGTATCTAAAGCCTCTTCAATTAAGTCTGGCTCTCCTTTGCTTTCCCATTCATTTACAAAATCTGCGTCTTTAGTGCAGAGTGCGTACTCGCCACCATAACCAGCAGCTACAATTTTAAATTTTCTTTTCATTTGTTTTTTGATTTGTTTTTATAATATGTTTTTATAGGTAATCATCCATGTTGACTTCAAAGACTTCTCCACCCACGTTGTCACTACCCACGTATAGATCATCGAAAAACAAAGCGTCGATAACCTGCTGTACTTCGAGAGGAACATTGTCGGGATCGGCAAACTCAGTGTCAGCACCTTTACAATCTTCCACTCTGTAAGCTGTATATATTACACCATCAACCTCCACATCTAAAGCGTGAATGGTTTTCTGGTATGTTAATTCTGCGGGTTTTACTATTTTTACTTTTTTCATAATTTACATACTTTATCTTAGATTTTAAAAATTGTCAAGCTTTTTTTGTTCTGTATTATTCTCTTTCCAAACTTTATGTTTATTATCAATTTCACTAGATAGGATCATTATTTTATGGTACGGCTTATACATGATCCATGCCGTGCAGTCGTATCGCAAAAAGATCTTAGCGATCATGTCACCTATCCAAAAGAGTATTAATGATGCTATTGTTCTCATATTACTCTACTTCGTATTTCGAACACTTATCGATAGTCTCTGAGAATGTATCTTCAAACCCTACTTCTTTATCCTTATCCCAACCATTGAAACAATAATCGAATAGCCAATCGTGAATTTCGATCTCAGTCATACCTTCAATCCATTTCTCTTTCTTAACCTTAGCCATAAGCTTATCCAAATACTCGTCTTGAATCTTACCCAATTCTTGAATAAAGTCTCCAGTCTTGAATGCTTCGTCGTCTAGTTCTGCTTTTATTTTTACTTTCATAATTTTATAGGAATAGTGTGACAGATGCAACGATAGCAATTCCAATTACTATTCCATTCATAGGGTTACCTAAAAAATATCCAATACAACCGCATATCACAATAAGCGATAGTGGTTTAAGATTCTCTACTATATATTTCATAATTATTTGTGTCTCGATACTTTCATATTCCTTTATCAATATTTTTAATAACGAGTTTTGCTGATTCTAGGATTTCTAAACGATTACCCCATTTCTGGCATGCCAGCGCATTGTTTAGGTGTTTGTGGTAGGCTAAGCCTTCTTTGCACTTAGCTATATACATATTAATGGTGTCTATCATACTTTGTGTCTCGGTACTTTCTTATTTGCGTCATCCATACCCATTGCTAACTCCACAACCATACGCTCACTCCATCCAGCAAACGGGCCCCGCATAAAGACTTGAGTTAGATCGTCAGGGTCAAATCCTTCGTACTTCTCAAGAGTCAACTTAACCCAATTGTCGGTCGCTTCCTGCCATGCGTTTTGTTTGCTCATAATAATTTCATCCAATCTGTTTTTCCATCCATTAGTTCAGTGCCATCTATTTCAAGCAATTGTTTAAGGATACCATAGTTATTGTGTCTAGTACCGTAACCTCCTTTATGGCATTTATAGACACTACCGCTTTCACCAATGAATAGCCAATGATCACCATCGTCTTTCACTTCAGAGATACCACTATTAAGTTTCCATCTATCACTATCAAGATAACCACCGCTCCAGCCCGCAAGGACTTTATAGAGATCCTTTCCGACTTTTAC